GGTATTGAGGATTTAGTAAGAACTGACATCTTAGATGGTATTAATGTTGGTATTGATCTAGGTATCTTAAATGGTTCTGGTTCATCAGGACAGCCTACAGGAATTATGCAAACTTCTGGTATTGGTTCTGTTGCTATGGGTACTAATGGTGGTGCTATTACAGTAGATGCTTTAGTAGACCTAGAAACAGCCATGATGGAAGATAATGCTGCTGTTAATGCTGACTCTATTTCTTATGTAACTAACGCTAAGGTATTAGGTGCTATTAAGAAACTAAAAACATCTGGTGGTGAGTACTTAGTTAATAACAACCTACAGGCAATAGGTAGAGGTGGTACACCATTAGTAGTTAATGGTTATCCTTTAGCTATGACAAACCAAGTACCTAGCAACCTTACTAAAGGTTCTACAAGTGGTTCTTGTTCTGCTGTTGTTATGGGTGACTTCTCACAGGCAATATTAGGATTATTTGGTTCTGGTATTGAAATTACTGCAGGTGAAGATTCAGACGACTTTGCAAAGAACCTTGTATCAATAAAAGGTGTAGTGGCATTTGACGTTGCTGTTAGACACGCACAATCATTTGCAGCCATCTTAGACGTAACCACATAAGTGGTTTAATATAAGGGGTGTAACAACCCCTTTTTTTTTTATGAAAATAAAGTGTCTTAAAAATGTATGTGCTAGTGGCAACAGCCTAGAAGCAGGTCAAACTTATGATGTGTCAGAATCAGACGCAGAATTATTAATTTCAATGGGTAGGGCAGAAGTATATATACCAAAACCAAAAGTTAAAAAAACAACTTCTAAAAAATAAATGGCATTTGTAGAGGACAGTACAACACTATCTGCATACCTTAATGATTTTGGTGTTAGTTGTACATCAGGTGGTACTACAGCAAATGCAATATTAGAGCAACCAGATTTAGTGTTGGCAGGTAATCAGATTGTCAGTACAGATTATCAGTTAACAGCAAAGACAAGTGATTTTGGTAGTTTAATTGCAGGTGCATCTATAACAGTTGATAGTGTTGCATATACAGTTAGAGAAGTAAGAAAGTTAGATGATGGTAGTTTTGTTGAAATTAGTCTACAGAAAACATGACTACAAAACGTGAGCAAATTATGGCAAGGTTACTTACAACACTTGCTAATACAACAGGAGTTAGTACACGTATCTATAGAAGTAGGGTAGTACCATTAAGTAGAGGTGAATCACCTGCATTAATATTAGAACCTGTTAGTGATACTGTTGAACAAAATACATCACTACCTACACTAGACCATTCTTTAACAGTAAGGGTAAGTGTAATAGTTAGAGGTGATGTACCTGATAATGTGGCAGATGCAACTGTAGAAAGTTTACACAGTAAAATAATGGCAGATTTAACAGTTAATAATCTTGCAATAGATGTACAACCATCTGATACTTCTTTTGAATTATTAGACGCAGATCAGCCTGGTGGTGTTATTGGTGTGGAATATATAGTGCGATATAGAACAGAAATAGACGATTTGACCCAATAGATGGTGTTTCTTACTAAAAACCTATATTATATAAACATACTGATTAAATGTAACAATGCCTAAGCTACACAGAAAAAGAAGTATTTTAGCTAAAGCAGAATCTAGTTATGGTAGTGACCCTACACCTACTGGTTCTGCTAACTATGTACAGGTAATAGATTTAAATATAGAACCTGTAGTATCTGATGAAGTATCTAGAGATTTAATTAGGCCATATATGGGTAACTATGAAGTAATACCTGCTAATACAAGAGTAAATGTAACCTTTGATGTAGAAATGGCAGGTAGTGGTAGTGCAGGTACAGCACCTAAATATGGTGCGATATTAAAAGCGTGTGGATTGTCAGAAACAGTTGTTAGTTCTACATCAGTAACTTATGCACCAGTAACAACACCATCTGATAGCGTCACATTATTTGTTAACTATGATGGCATAAGACATAAGGTAACAGGTGCTAGAGGTACGTTCAGCATCAGTTGCGAGGTTAACGCAATACCACGTATTTCATTTTCTTTAACAGGCATATTTAACGCACCTACTGATACTGCTTTACCAACTGTAACAGTAAGTAATCAGGCATCACCCTTAATATTTAAAAATGGCAGTACATCTAACTTTGCAATATTTGGTTTTGCAGCAGCGTTACAATCATGGAATTTAGATTTTAATAATGAAGTTATTTATAGAGAATTAGTAGGTGGCACAAAAGAAGTATTAATCACAGACAGAAGGCCATCAGGCACAGCAGTAATTGAATCACCTGCTTTATCAGCCCATAATTTCTTTACAGATTATACTGGCACATCAACTGGCACAAACACTTGGCTACATGGAACTGTTGCAGGTAATAAGGTTACTGTTTCCTGTCCACAAACTGATTTAGGACAGCCTACTTATGAAGAATCAGATGGTATAACAATGCTATCTCTACCATTTATGGCAACACCTACAGCATCAGCTAATAATGAATTTAGTCTTGTCTATACATAAAAAAGGGTATACCCTAGTTAGTAGATACTAAATTTTTATGCCTTTTGTTATAGACCAGAAACCTACTTATAAATGGAAAGTAGTAGTAAAAATAAATAAAGATGGTGAGGTATCACAAGAAATATTTACAGCACATTTTAAAAATATTTCACAATCCAGGTTTAAGGAAATGATAAAAATGGTAGAAGATAAACAGATAGATGATATAGATGTAGCAAAAGAAGTATTACTAGGTTGGGAAGATTTAGTAGATGCAGAAGGTCAGGAAGTACCATTTAACAAAAGTACACTAAATCAATTATTAGAAGTAAGAGGTTTTGCTACTGCTGTAGGTTTTGCTTTTATGGAATCGAATGAAGAAATATTTGTAAAAAACTAACTAAGGCAGGTGAATATTGGGCTGTTGGTTCAACTGTCATAGATAAAACAGCAGAAGATGATGCAGTATTAGGAATAACAACAGAAAAAAAAGAAGTAGATGATAATTTTTATGTATATTCACAAAATTGGGAAACTGTACAAATGTTTTTAAGGTGTCAGACACAATGGAGGGTAGGTGTAAGTGGAATTATTGGATTAGACTATACATCTGTCTTAGAAATGATTAAACTGTATTTAGTAGAAGATACTGTTGCTATGCTCGAAAATCTACAAATTATGGAAGCTGCAGCATTACAGGCATTAAACAAAGATAAATAATATGGCAAAGTTTGATTTAGTAGTAGCAGCAAAAACTGTAGGTGCAGGTTCTATAAAACGTCTTGGTAACTCTATGCAAGGGGTTGCAGGTCGCGTAAAAAATTTAAGGCTTGCTATGGGAGGTCTTAATAAAACATTTGCTACTTTTGGTATTCTTATTTCTGGTGGTGCATTTGTAGGTCTTGTTAAAGGTGCAATAGATAGTGCAGATAGTTTTGGAAAGTTATCAGACCAGACAGGTATAGCTGCTAATACATTACAAGCATACGTAAACGCAGGTAAATTAGCAGGTGTATCACAGGAAACAATAGATAAAGGATTAAGAAGGTTAGCACAATCTATGAGAGAAGCAGACCAGGGTGTTGCTACATATTCAGATAGTTTTGACGCATTAGGAATATCTGTAAGGGCAACAGATGGCACATTTAAGTCAAGTGAACAGGTATTAGGAGAAGTAGCAGATAAATTTGCAACAATGGAAAATGGTGCTACAAAAGCTGCACTTGCTATGGAAATATTTGGTAGATCAGGTGCAAATTTAATAAATCTTTTAAATGGTGGTGCAGCATCACTAACAGAATTTAACTATGCAGTATCAGATGAATTTGCACAAAACGCTGAATTTTTTAATGACCAGATAGCAGTATTAGCGATTAGATTTGATGGATTTAGAAAACAACTTACAGATGCATTATTACCTGCATTAAATACTATTGTTGGTGTATTTAGTGAATTATTTAGTGCAGAAAATGATTTTAGTGGATTTTTTAAGGCTATTGAGATAGGCATTAGAGGTATAGCTATTGGTATATTTGCAACTGTAAAATTAGTAGATGAAGTTATAAGGGTTATAGGTGTAGCAGCAAAACGTGTACAGGGTTTTTTTGACAACATAAAAATACCACCTTTCATACAAAAATTATTAGGTGGTGCAGGTAATATTGCTAAAGATTTAGGTAATAGATTTAAAACACAACAGAAAAGTAATTTAACTTCATTATTAGGAGAAGATTTTACAAAAGGTTTTTCAGAAAGATTTACTGAAAGTTTTAATAAAATACAAGAATTATTTACTGGTTCTACAAACGCACCTGCTAGTTATTTTCAAGATATAAAAAATAGTGCTGATGGTGCAGGGGATTCATTAGAAAAATCATTTGGTCAAACTATGCGTGATAAGCTTAAAACTTTTGGCGATAGCATAAAAACCCTTAAAGAATCTATGGCAGATGTTGTTGTAAAAGGTATTAAAGGTATGGAAGATGCACTTGTAAATTTTGTTACTACAGGAAAACTTAATTTTAGAAACTTAGCTAACTCAATTATTGCTGATATGGCACGTATTGCTATACAACAGACAATTACAAAACCATTTACTAATTTTATTACTGGTTTATTCACTAACGCAAATGGTAATGCATTTGATCGACAGGGTTTAGTCAAGGGTTATGCAAAAGGTGGTGTAGTAAACAAACCTACGTTTTTTCAATATGGTGGTGCAGGGAATCTTGGCATTTTAGGGGAAGCAGGTGCAGAAAGTATTATGCCTTTGAAACGTGGTAAAGATGGCAAACTTGGAGTTATAGCTCATGGTGGTGGTATTGGTAATATAAATGTAAATGTAGATGCATCTGGTAGTTCTGTAGAAGGTAGTGAACAAGGTGGTAGAGAATTAGGTAGAGCTATCGCTGTTGCTATACAATCTGAATTAGTAAAACAAAAAAGACCAGGAGGTTTATTAGCATAATGGCAACTTTTCCTTCTATAGAAGCTAGTTATGGTTTACGTAAAAATTCTGCACCAAAAATAAGGATAGTAAAATTTGCAGATGGCTATGAACATAGAATAAATTTAGGTCTTAGTGAACACCAAAACCCAAAAGAATATAATCTTGCATGGAATAATATTACAGAAACAGATAGCGATACTATAGAAACATTTTTAGATGACAGGGCAGATGACAGGGCTAGTTTTGATTACACACCACCTGGTGAAAGTGCATCATCAAAATTTGTATGTGATAAATGGCAAAAACAAATTAATGTACCTAACAGAGCTACTATTACAGCTACATTTAGGGAGGTGTTTGAACCATGAGTACAGCACCTATTATTACTGATCTACAAAGTATTAATCCTTCTGCTGTAATTGAATTATTTGAACTGACAACTGACGCAACACTACATGGTTCTACACAAACTTATAGATTTCATGCAGGTAGCAACCTTAACCTAAATGGTAAATTAGTATTTGATGGTAATGAATATTTACGCTTTCCTGTTACTGCAGAAGGTTTTGCATATCAACGTGGTCAAATACCTAGACCTTCATTATCTGTAAGTAATGCATTAGGTACAATTACAGCAATATTATTAAATGTAAATGCAGTAACAACAGGTAACGATTTAACAGGTGCAACTGTAAAACGTATTAGAACCTCAGCTAGGTATATTGATGCTGTAAATTTTCCAGTAACAACCACATCATCTACAACAACTACAACAATAGCTGACCCTGCAGATGCAGAAAATATTACTTATACAGTTACAGTTGTACAAGATAGTGGTGGTAATAATGTTTTTGCTATAAATGGTGTACAAAAACCTGTAATAACAATGAAACGTGGTAGTACATATACTTTTAACCAATCACATAGCAGTAATGTAGGACACCCACTAAGAATAAAATCAGATGCAGGTGGACAACAAACAACTACAAATACAGGCACTTTAGGTACAGATGCTACTGTTGTATACCAACCTGCATATCCTACTGCACCTAGTGACCTTAGATATTACTGCACAGTACATGGTAATGGCATGGG